ATGCAGTCTTATCACGAGCACATCGAGTTAGGCACTATGGGTGACTATAAAGAAGCCAGAAAACTATACAAAGACTTCAACAAGGGCAAGAATTGGTTCATTGAGAACAATATCAGAGCCTATATGGACTTGATTGACTGATGAGTGGCAGAGATTGGAGCCCTCTCAAGGAAATCAAGCTAATTGACACTGCGGTAGAGCTGAAAAGAGTGACTAGGCTCTACCAAGATGCTGATTTTGAGGATAATCACCGCTTAGTTACAGTTTACGGACGAAAAGCTAGGCATTTACAGACTCTGGTTGATTCTGGAGTCGAATACACTGTTAATTTTTAGGAGATATTATGGAAATAAGCGTATATGCAAGCGATGTTAAGGATTTAGACGAAGAACTCGACAGGAAATTCAATATAAAACAAGAGTACGGAGAGTTAATCTTTAGAAAAGACGGGAGATTACACCCACAGGCAGATTATCTGGCTCAAGGTGGCTATTATGTTGACCCTCAGAGTTATTTAGGTATAATGCAGGACTTACAACATCAAATTCTTTGGCTCCAAGAAGAACAGAGAGCACAAGAACATTATATTAAAGAGTTACAAGAGAAATTAAATAACGATGGGTGGAACACGAAATGAATCCTAACTATAATATGAATGTCTACAAGCAGGCATTAGAAATAAACAGGGACCTCAAGCGTAAGAACGACAAGCTAGAGGAGAAAATTAAAGAACTTGAAGAGCAGGTTCAGGTAGAAATAAAAATAATAGAGGAGTTAGTAAATGCACAAGAAACCACTGATAAGTAGATTGGCTGAGATATATGAAGACCAGAAGTACACATATTTTGTGACTGACGGTGAAGGCAACTGTGTGGCTAAAGGTATGACAGAGATTGATGCTAGAATACACTCTATGAAAGACCCTAACTGGTCTATTGGTAGGGAAGAAAGTTTGTCACCAGTGACAGATTATGAACCTAACGAAGACTTACCATTCTACAATGATGATGGCACTGCTATCACCTATGAGAATAAAGACATACTAAGTGAGGAGGATTTCGATGCGATGTAAATGTTGTGACGCCTTGCTCACTGAATGGGAGTCTAAGGCAAAGGACCCTGTTGATAGAACACAATATCTAGACTTGTGTGGTGTCTGTAGATACCACTCCAATCCTTATTCTTATTTAGATGATGATGAGGTACTAAAAAAAGAAGATATTACTATTGACATTGGGTGAGGAATAGTTTAAAATATTACTATAGATTCAATTAAAGAGATAACCATAATAATTATCACTTTAGTTGAGTCTAAAGTAGTTTGGCTGTTGTGATTTAGAGTCCGTCACAGCAGTCTTTTTTTTCAGGGCTCCGAGGAAAAACTATGATAACTAAAGGTATAGCAAAGTATGTCTATCTAGACAGTACAGAAAAATTCAACGGTGAGGATACCGGTAAGTACACACTTACTGTCTCTGTTGATGATAAAGAAGCCAAAGCACTAGAGTCAGCAGGTGTTAAGGTTCGCACCATTCAGACAGAAGATGGAGGGTCTTACAAGGCTCGTAAGTTTTCTACAAAGTATCCGTTGTCTTTTGATATGGTGAAGATGGCTGATGATGGCGAATCAATCGGACACGATTTTGGAGCTGAAAGCGAAGTACAGGTACTATGGAAAGCAGGACAAGAGCACCCACAACACGGGGTAGCTACTTACTTGACCGCAGTAAAGGTACTTAAGCGTACCGAAGGGTACAAATCTGCAGACTCTGAGACGAGTGAGTTCTTCGCATAATCATTCTACTTTTGTAGAGCATAAGCCCTGCCCTGCCTGTAGAGATACAGGTGGGGACAGAGCAGGTGATAACCTAGCTATCTATTCTGATGGTCACGGTTATTGTAACGCCTGTGGTCACTATCAAAAGAGTGTCACCGGTGACAAAGATTATGAGGAGGTATCAGTTATGCAGACAATCACACCGAGAGGTGTATCTGGTGCGTCAATTAAAGACAGACGCATATCATCTAACATCACATCTAAGTTTGGTGTGACTGTAGGTTACGACAAGACCGGTAAGATAGAGAAACATTACTATCCATACTACGACTCTAACGAGAGCAACAGGCTACTCGGCTATAAAGAGAGAACTGTCGAAACCAAAGAGTTTCAAATAATAGGAACGAACAAAGGCTCTGGTCTGTTCGGACAAAATGCTAACCGCTCCGGTGGTAAGTATCTGACTATCTGTGAAGGTGAAATTGACGCCCTCTCGATTTCAGAAATGTTCGATGGCAAGTGGCAGGTGGTCTCCCTTAAGAACGGGGCGTCTTCTGCGTCACGAGATATCAAAGACAATCTAGAATACATCGAGTCGTTTGATAATGTGGTGCTGTGCTTCGACCAAGACCAAGCAGGGTTTGATGCGGTGAAAGCCTGTCAAGATATTATATCTGTTGGTAAGCTCAAGGTGTGCAAGCTACCTATGAAGGACGCTAGTGATATGCTAGTGAACGGAAAGGTCAAGGAGTTCACCAATGCTTGGTGGTCTGCTGAGTCTTACACTCCGGCAGGTATCATCAGAGGTAAGGATACTTGGGAACATCTACTTAAGGATGAGAACCTACTTACTGTCGACTATCCGTGGCAAGGTCTTAACACTTTGACTTATGGATTCAGAGCGAAAGAGCTAGTAACTATCACCAGTGGCTCTGGTATGGGTAAGACTAGTGTCGTTAAGGAACTAGAGTCTTACATACTTAACAACACTGATGATAACCTAGCTATCATTCACTTGGAAGAATCCATCGAGCGTACTGTTAAAGGCTTGATGTCTATCGAAGCTAATGCTCCTATCCATATACCTCAGTACGAAAGAGAGCTGAGTGATTCGGATAAGAAAGCACTGTGGAAGAAGTCAGTTGGTGATAAGAATGTGTTCTTCTATGACCACTTCGGTAGTATGTCAGAGGACTCACTGCTTAATGTCATTAGAACCTATGCTAAATCCTATGATTGTCAGTGGATTGTATTGGACCACTTGTCTATCGTAGTCAGTGACCAAGACGGTATAGCTGATGAGCGTAAGGCGATTGATGCCATTATGACTAAGCTCCGTAAGATAGTACAGGAGACTGGCGTAGGCTTGTTCCTTATATCTCATCTTAGGAGACCACAAGGCAGGGCTCACGAAGAAGGTGGACAGGTGAGCCTCTCAGAGCTTCGAGGTTCCGCAGCAATTGCTCAGTTGTCTGACATTGTAATAGGATTAGAGCGTAATCAACAGGACGATGACCCTATCATTCGTAACCAGACTACACTAAGGGTTATAAAGAATAGGTTCTCAGGTCTTACTGGTCCCGCTTGTAAGCTACAGTATGACAGTGACACCGGAAGATTAACGGAGGTAGATGATGAACACAGCTTTTTTTGACATAGAAACTGATGGACTCAACGCTACCAAAGTACATTGCATTTGTGCGATGCTTGATGATGGTGAGTCTACTGTTTACAATTTTATAGGAGGAGAAGCCAATGGACTTTTTCGAAAATGGTTGGCATCAGAAGATGTCGATACTCTTGTGGGACACAACATTATTAATTTTGATGTTCCTATTTTGCGTAGGCTTACTGGGATGGATTGGGCTTTTAATCTACGGGACACTCTCGTACTTAGCAGACTACATAACCCTAGCCTTGATGGTGGACATAGTTTAAGGTCTTGGGGTGAGAGACTAGGCAATTACAAAGATGACTATCAAGGTGGTTGGGAAGAGTATAGCCACGAGATGTTAACTTACTGCCAACAGGATGTGCGGGTAACTAAGGCTTTGTATCACCATCTTGTCACCGGTGACAAAGATTCACTAGCAGTAGAGATAGAACATAAGACTGCCGACATCATCAGAGAGCAGACCGACAACGGTATGATACTCAATGAGGAGCGTGCTTATGAACTACTAGCTGAGATGAAGGAGAAGGTACTAGACATAGAGGACGAGGTACACAAGAAATTTGAACCTCTGCCTGTGTGGATAAACCTGAAGCATCCCGGTGATAAGACACACAACAAGGATGGTAGTGTATCTAAGAGGTATCAAGCACAGTTGGATAGAGGTGCTGATTGGAATACATATTTAGAATGGGGATACTATGAGTACCCAGAGTTTAATCTTGGGTCTCGACAACAGATAGCTAAGTACCTCCAGCACTTCGGTTGGAAACCTAAATCATTTACTGAGAAGGGAAACCCTATCGTAGATGAGAAGGTACTTAAGACTGTTAAGATACCCGAAGCACAATTGATTGTAGATTACCTTACACTGACCAAGCGTATAGCTATGGTAAAGAGTTGGGTAGAAGCTATCAATGAGCATACTGGTCGAGTACACGGTAGGGTAAACCCTTGCGGTGCAGTCACCGGTAGAATGACACACTCTAAACCTAACTGTGCCCAAGTCCCTGCGACTAGACACGGTAGAGATGGTAGCATCTTGTGGGGTTTCGAGGGTGGTTATGGTGCTGACTGTCGTAACCTATGGACCGTGCCTGATGGCTACAGTCTGGTAGGTTGTGATGCTAGTGGACTAGAGCTTAGAATGCTCGCCCACTATATGGATGATAAGGCATACACTGATGAGATACTCAACGGTGATATACACAGTGCTAATCAGAAGTCAGCAGGACTACAGACTAGAGACCAAGCCAAGACTTTTATCTATGCGTTCCTATACGGAGCAGGAGATACTAAGATAGGCGAGGTAGCAGGAGGTGGTGCAAAGCGTGGTCGTATACTTAAGAAGAACTTTCTTGATAATACTCCCGCGTTGAAACACTTGCGTAGTAAGGTTGCAGACTCCAGTAAGAAGGGGTGGGTAACAGGACTAGATGGTAGGAAGCTACACATACGCTCAGAACATTCAGCATTAAATACTCTACTACAGAGTGCAGGTGCGGTTATAATGAAGAAAGCGTTGGTGTTACTAGATACATATGCTAAGCAGTACAACATAGACTACAAGTTTGTACTCAATGTGCACGATGAGTTTCAGTGTGAGGTCAGAGATGACCAAGCTGATTTCTTCGGTGGTCTAGCGGTAGGAGCTATCATCAAAGCAGGTAAAACTTTTAATCTAAACTGTCCACTGGACGGTGAATACAAGGTAGGTAAAACTTGGCAACAGACACACTAGTAGACGATATATATCGTATGATAGACACCAAAGAAATAGCAGATGGTGTACCTGTCGAGCAAGTAATAAATGACTTCGGTGAGAATGTGAAGCAGATATTACGAAACAATATCACAGAGAGTAAGTTTGATAAGCGTAAACTTAGAATGTCTAACATCGGTAAGAAGGATAGACAACTGTGGTATTCTTATAATGGATACAAAGGTGAGGAGCTTATGCCTCACACTAGAATCAAGTTCCTCTATGGTCATTTGATTGAAGAAATGATACTAGCACTTACTAAACTCTCTGGTCACGATGTGACACACGAACAGAAGCAAGTAGAAGTAAATGGTATCAAAGGTTCTATGGACTGTAAGATTGATGGTGTACTAACAGATGTTAAGTCAGCTTCACCTTATGGGTTTAAGAAATTCAAGGATGGTTCACTCATTAATGATGACCCCTTTGGATACATAGACCAAATCAAAGGCTATGCTCACGCAGAGAATACAAAGGATGTTGGTTGGTTAGTTATGGATAAGACCAACGGACATCTAACATACCTCAAGTATGATATGGCTGATGAATCTCAGTGGTACTGGACTAAGCTAAACTTCTTCTCGATAGTAGACAGAATTAAATCTATCAAGAATATAGTTAAGTTATCTAAGCCACCTAAGAGATGCTACGAACCTATACCTGATGGTAAGTCTGGTAATATGAAGTTACCTGTAGGTTGTAGCTACTGTTCATACAAGCACGAGTGTTGGGGCGATGAGCTTAGAACATTCCTGTACTCTAACGGACCGAGATACTTAGTTAAAGTTGAGAACTTACCACAAGTTATAGAGGTAGATAAAGATGGCAACAAAGTTTCGGAGTAAGCTAGAGAAAGAATGTGCGGAAGCACTAGGCAGAGAGTGGAAGTATGAGCCCTGTAGGATAGCCTATACGATACGAAAGAACTACACCCCTGACTTTGTTAAGGGTAAGTATCACATAGAGGTTAAAGGGTTCTTCCGTAGTGGTGACAGACAGAAGTACAAATCAATTGCTGAGCAGATGAGATTTGAAGGCAAGGATTTAATCTTCTTAATGCCACGACCAGACTCTAAGGTAGCCAAGGGTAATAAGATTACTTATCGACAGTGGTGTGATAAGTATGATATTAAAATATTTTCAACTAAAGAAATTAAGGAGCTTAAGAAGTGGACGAAGATAACATAAATCCAAATCATTATAAGCAGGGTAATATTGAGGTCATAGATTTTATCTTAGACCAAGATATGGATTACCTAACCGCATCTATCACAAAGTATATCTGCCGATGGCGATTTAAAAATGGGATAGAAGATTTAAAGAAAGCTCGGTGGTTCTTAGATAAACTTATAGAACACGAGGGAGGGCAGTATGGCACTAACATTAAATGAATTAAAGGAACGCATAGTTCAGGAAGCCATAGACCCTTGTACTCTGTGTGAGGTATTGGACATAACAACGGAAGATATCTTACACGAGTTCGAAGATAAACTATTAGATAAACGAGAGGAGTTTGACGATGCTGATGATACCGACTGAGAACTTTGTCTTACTGATGGTAGCGTTGCTTACAATAGGAGGGTTCTTATTGTGGAGACACGGTACTAAATGTTATGACAGAGGAATAACTGATGCGATACTTATGCACAGACAAGGAAGACTTAAATATAATACTTACTTAGATGACGATGGAAAGAAAATGGTGAACATCGAAATCGACCCACTGGAGGATGAATGAACCAATTACCAAATGATTACCAAAACTTTATTGCACTTAGCAGGTACGCACGATGGCTACCTGAGAAGAAACGCAGAGAGACTTGGAAAGAAACCGTTGCCCGTTACTTTGATTTTATGGAGGGGCATCTTAAAGAGAATACAAACCAAGAGTTAGTACCTAAGACTAGGAAGATACTTGAGGAAGCAGTATGTAACTTAGAAGTTATGCCTAGTATGAGAGCTCTTATGACCGCAGGTCCTGCTCTTGCTAAGAATAATATAGCAGGGTACAACTGTGCTTACCTTAGTGTAGACCACCCGAAAGCATTTGATGAATGTCTATTCGTTCTGATGCACGGTACTGGTGTAGGCTTTAGTGTTGAGAGACAAGCAGTTAACAAACTACCCGAAGTCCCTACAGATATGGTAGATATAGATGATGTCATTGTCGTACAGGATTCTAAGGAAGGGTGGCAGTCTGCATTCCGTAAGCTGATTACTTATCTTTATGATGGTGAGATGCCTAAGTGGGACTTCTCTAAGGTCAGACCTAAAGGTTCTAGACTAGCTACCTTTGGTGGTAGAGCCAGTGGACCAGAGCCTTTACTTGACTTGTTTAACTTTGCTACTAACATCTTTAAAGAAGCAGGCGGTCGTAAGCTGACAAGCTATGAGTGTCACCGTATGATGTGTAAGATTGCAGAGGTAGTTGTAGTGGGTGGTGTTAGACGAAGTGCCCTAATCTCTTTATCTAATCTAACTGATGAGCGTATGCGTAATGCTAAGTCTGGTCAGTGGTGGTCTGATACACCAGAGATGGCACTAAGTAACAACAGTGTATGCTACACAGAGAAGCCAGACATTGGTATCTTTATGAAGGAGTGGACATCACTGTATGAGTCTAAGTCAGGTGAGCGTGGTATCTTCAACAGAGAAGCAGCAATTAAACAGGTGGCATCTATAGGTAGAAGAGATACTGAACACGACTTCGGTTGTAATCCTTGTAGTGAAATCATATTAAGAGACGGACAGTTCTGTAATCTTACTGAGGTTGTAGTGAGAGCGGAAGACACGCAAAAGGATATACTCCGTAAGGTTAGACTAGCTACCATACTTGGTACATTCCAAGCATCACTTACTAACCTCAAAAGATTGAGACCTAAGTGGGTACACAATACAGAAGAGGAAGCCCTACTAGGTGTATCACTCACTGGTATTATGGATAATGCTTTTATGAATTATAGTAATGATGATAGTAGAGGATACTATGGTAAGCGTAGCCTGCCTGATTTTCTATCTGACCTTAGAAAAGAATCTGTTAAGACTAACAAGGAATGGTCAGAGCTACTAGGCATTCAACAAGCTACTGCTACTACTGCTATTAAACCTAGTGGTACAGTCAGTCAGTTAGTTGATAGTGCTAGTGGTATACACACTAGACATAGTGATTATTATATTCGTAGGGTTAGAGCAGACTCTAAGGACCCAATAGCACAGCTAATGGAAGACCAAGGCATACCTGCTGAACCTGATGTAATGAAACCTAACAGCGTTAAGGTATTCTCCTTCCCTATGAAAGCTCCTAAAGGTGCAGTAACTAGGAACGAGAGGAGTGCTATCGAACAACTAGAGCTGTGGCTTATGTATCAAAGATACTACTGTGAGCACAAGCCTAGTGTTACTGTTAGTGTGAGAGAACACGAGTGGATGGAAGTAGGTGCGTGGGTATACAAACACTTTGATGAAGTATCAGGTGTTAGTTTCCTACCACACTCAGACCACACATATCAACAAGCACCATATGAGGAGTGTGATAAGAAGACACACGATGCCCTAGCTAAGAAGATGCCTAAATCAGTAGACTGGGATTTGATTAGTGAGTATGAGCTTACAGATATGACAGTAGGAACTAAGACACTAGCCTGTACTGGTAGTGTGTGTGAACTTGTCGACCTCGTTGAGGAAGAGAGGGATGTCGAATGATAAACACTATAATATTAATAATAGCTTTACAAGTGCTTGTCATTTCATTAACAGGGTGCAGTATGTTCGAAGAAAAAATGGAACAGCTTCAATGTAATGCCCCAGTAGATTCGAGTATGTGCATAGGTTGGCATACTTGATAAGGTGGCTATACATTAGCCAATTGTTTTACATTAATAAGGGAGTAAAATATGTTAGAGAAAATAAAGAACGGTGCTGACGGTGCAATAGATGTAGGTATTAAACTAATCAGCTTATCAATTGTACTACAAATTATCTTTGGTCAGAAGGTAGCATTCCTAACTGGTAATGTTATTGGTTCGATACTAGATATAGTATGGACACTTGGTAACGCAGGGCTTGCAGGAATAATCGCAGCCGGCATCATCTGGAAACTACTCGACAAAGATATAACGAGTGGCGGAAAGTAAACCACCTAAAAATACTTGGGGTCTCGTCCGTATGGATGGGACTTCCAAGCTATACAAGAAGTTACTTAGTGACAAGAAATCTGTCACCGGTGACAAACTTAACCCCCGATTATGGAAATCAGACTGGAGAAAGTAAGTGAATGAATCTACAATTATAAAAGCACTAAACACTATAGCGTATGACTTCAAACCTATGGATGATAAGTTCTCTAGGTACGATGCCTTTGATGAGAAGAAAGGTATTATGTTAGAGATTAAGTGTAGGAATAAGCATTACCCAGATACTATTATTGAGAAGATGAAGTATGAATGGAACAGAAACTTTGCAGAGGAACACGAGCTAGAGTTTTGGTATGCAGTATCTATGCCTAGTAAAGCTAACACACACATCATATATATATTTGACCCTGCTAACTTAGAGAATGAAGAAGAAGGATATGATTTTAAATGGCACATAAAAAAACTCCCAAAGAACACAGAGTTCAAGGGGAGCACTTGGATTGATAAAGAGGTAGGCTATCTACATATAGATGATGCCCTTATGTCCTTTGAAGAGAACACTACTCATTAGTAAACATACCTCTTGATATAGTAACCGCACCTAATAGCTTTCCTGCTAAAGCCATTCGCTCTTTGCGTAAGGTTTTGGCAGAAGGTTGTTCTTTCATTAAGAACTCTTTAACGTCAGGTCTACCCTCAGATACAAGCTCTCCTTTATTGCCCCTACCTCTAGCTCCACCTTTTCTTATTTCAGTCCAACCTGCGTCTGGATAAGTTCTAGGAGTAGTCTCAGTAAATCCTTTTTTAATTGCTCTAACATCTTTAGCATTAGTCATAGTTAAAGTAGGAACATTACCTTTTAATTTGTTTGCTCCTGTTTCTCTTGGCTTAATCTTTAGTATGTTAAAGTGCATTGGAGGACTAACAGTAATTAATCTCTTTAACTTAGACGCACCTGTTAGTGCTTCTGCTAAGTTATGCTCGTCACTCATAACTGTAAACCCATCACCATCTAACTTAAGTTTACTTCTAAAGTTTACTCCTCCCTCTACTACTGCAGAGCCGGGTCTAGAAAACGTAAACCATACACCATCGGTATCTTTCTTTAAACCAGTAAGATTTTTCATAGCTTTCTTTCTAGTTAATCCTTCTACATCTTCAAATTGTACCTTAGACATTCTTTCATATAGCTCGTCTATTGATTTAGGAAGGTTATCTATATCGAACACTTCTCTAGCTATTGCATTCATTTGTTTAGAATGATTAAAGTCATTCCAATGATTGCCTGTCTTTTTACTAGCAGGTCTTTTAACAGTAACTAAATCTCCCTTACCATACTCTAAACCTTTACCCACAGACATCTGTAGTTTGACATCATCAAGACCTACCCAGTTAGCAGTCTTGTTTATACCTTTTTTACCTATGTCCATCATAACATCAAGAGCACTCTTTTGTTTCCAAGTATTCATAACACTGCGCTCTACTTCAAGTATCTCATCCTTAGTTAGATTTTTAGCTTGGTCTCCCATAGCTTTGGCATTAGCGTAACCAAAGAAACCTTTTTCTAATGGTCTTGTTACATCTCCTACCTCATCTACATAGACAGCCCTAGATACTAAATCATCTAGTGCTTTAGTCTCCCCTGTCTTACCTTTCTGTTTATTAATCCATTTATTAAAGATAGCTCTTCCTATCATCTCTCTGTCGTTCATTGCGTGTGAACCTTGAGCTCTAGTGGCTGATTCAAATAGAGGTCTATTAATTCCAGTGTCTCTATACAAAGCCCTGTTACTAGGTAGTTGCATCTTCATAGCATTAAGTAATCCTGTGCCTACTGCTTCACCCTTGCCTTTAACATTGCCTATCAGAGCTTCTCCTGCTTTCATCAACTCAATTTCTTTTGAGCTCATACCTGCTTCCTTGGCAAACTGCTCAGCTACTTTCATAGCTTCTTCTGTTTTACCCATAGGACCATAGTAATCTGTAATAATATTAGGATTACCTGAGGTTATAGCACCCTTCAATTCTCCAGCAGCTTTTGCACCTTTCTTAAACAATCCTAGACCTACTACATTTAAAGGGTCAACAATTAAATTAAGTGCAGTAGAACCTATATAACTGGCAGTCTCACCAAAGCCTTCTCTTTCAGACCACCCCTTCTCCTGTAAGTCTTCATCCCACAACTGTTCAAAGTCGTAGTTCTCTTCTTGGTTCCACCCTCTTTCTAATCCTTTAAGACCACCAACCGCTAATCCTTGTAGTGCATTCGATGGTTTGTCGAGAGCGTTAAGTGTATCAGTAAACCAACCCATTATAAGTCAACCATATTTAAGAATAGTAATCTGTTATACCTATCTGCTTCTTCTTGCCTGCGTTTTAAATGTGGAGTACCAGACTTCTCATATTGCTCTACAAATACTTTAGCCTTATCACTAGCAGAGCTATCACCACTAAGTGACTCAGAAAGCAATCCTCGAGCTCTCCAACCTAAGTCGTGAGGTCTATCTCCTTTCTCTCCAAAGATATTTTTTTGTACGAACTTAGATTGTAAGTACATACTATCTTCTTGGTCTCCTTTAAACTTATTGTAGTCCCTTAACTGGCTCTTCTCAAACTGAAACATACCTCTACCCGGACCACCTTTGTATTGCTTCATACCATAATCAAATGTACCGTCAGTCTCTACTGATATGTTAGCAAGAATAGCAGGTAGCATTTGTAAACTAAAGCCTGCTCTTTGCAGTTGAGTTATTGCTTCTTGTTCGTTAGCTGTAAATAAACCTTCCATTAATTAAGAGCCTCTCTAACTTTCTTCTGTATTTTTTTAAGCTCAGACTTTATCCTTGCTGATTCTTTTTCATAGCTTTCTTTACTTATCCTACCACCTTTATAATCTTTATAAGAAGTACTTAGAAGTTTAGTTAAGGACTCCATCTGGTTCTGATACTTCATACCCACACGCATCTTAAACTTTTTCATCTGTTTCTTATCATAAGTCTTAAGTTTAATGCCCGGTATTAAATTTAGAACTGCTTCTTTTAATGTGGCATCATCTTTAGTAGGATGACTTTGACCATTAGCAGCTATAGTAGCATTAAGTTTATTGTATTGATGGTACATAGGCATAAACTCTTTAGCTACAGCATTAAGTCTAGCTTCTGCGGATATGTCAAACACACCAGAGCCAACACCCGGCATTTTAGATGCACTAAAAGTATCGAATCCAGTAGCAATTTTAGCAGCACTTCCGATAGCACCAAAGGATGGTTGTAGTGGAGCAGGTAAGAAAGGTATAGTTATTCCCGTACTGTTTTTAATGTCTAGTATATCACCACCCGGTATGTACCTAGTAGCATCTAAGTATTGGCTCTTGTCTTTTCTAGGAACTTTAATAAGTGTGTTAGCCACACCCGGCATACCTATAGAGCTTAAGTCATAACCCATATTTAATTCTTTCTGATACTTGCGTTCTTTCTCATAGTCTCCCGGAGATATATCTTGACCGACCATATTAGCACCGTGAAGTATAGCACCCCACTTAGCCAGCTTCCAAGGTCTCTTAAGAGCAGTCTCAGCTAGTATAGGAGCAACCCTATATGTGTATGCTATGAATGGTAGGGCTGATTCTCTAAGCATTCTAATTCCTGGGGCTGATATTTCATAGTCTAGCATAGCTCTTCTAGCAAATCTTGCAGCTTCATCCGGCGTAGCACCATTAGCTAGTTGAGTTTTAAACGCACCTAATCTAAACACTTGGTCTTCTACTTGATATAAAGTATCCATAGGTGTTTGCTTAGCAAACCCTTTTACTCTATCCCACCCTCGTTGTAGCATACTTGAAAACTCAACATCATCTTTCTTTTTCATACTCATATACTTCTTAAATATAGAGTTCTCATAATCTGTTAATTCTCTAGACATCATATCAGCATCAAAGACACCTAATGATTCTGCTAATTTAAATTCCTCTGACTTCTCTCCTTTAGATTTAGCTCTAAAGAAATCACCTCCAGCACTCCTAAGTTGTTTCCAATCACCGTCTAGCAAATCGTATAATATAAAATTAGAGCCTACATTGTTTGTATGTACTGTAGGATTAAGAGTAGTCTTACCTCTCTTCCAAAACTGTAGTGCTTTATGGTGAAACTTAGTAAGCCCACCAAACTTTCCATCACCTCTGTTCCATCTCTTGTAAGCGTTGGCTGTAGTTAAGTCTGTGTATACTTCTTTAGGAACATACTTACCTGCAAGAGAACCAAACTCTTTTACTTGTGTTCCTTTAACAGAAGTTGTAGGTATTCTTCTATAATTATCTGGGTCTAAAACATCATTAAGAGAATCATAAACTACTTTCTCTCCGTCTATAACCATCTTATTTATATCATCATAGAATTTAAACGTGGCTATATCGTTAGTCATTAAGTTACCAGTCTTAGCCATAGCAAATCCTGCACTTAATACTTCTCCCATCTTAGCTCTATCTTCAGGGGACCAATCTCGATTTACTCTTACAGTTTTTCTACCTAGACTTTCACTTCCCTCAATAACTTTCCAACCGTCTTTTAAATGTTTATCTAAAACACCTTGAGATATAGTTTTGGTTTCACCCCTACGCATAAACTCTTCACCAAAAACTTTTATTTCTTTTTCAGCCTGCCTTCTTTTTTTCATAAAAGGAGTCTGATGTTTTTCATAAGAACGATATAAATATTTACCTTTGTTCTCTTTATATATTCCTTTGTCTAGTATTTTTAAATCAACTAGCTCTTGTCCTATTTCATCGACAAGCTGTCTACCTTCTTTAGTTAAGTCTTTTAGATTACCGGGAATGTTACTCTCTTCACCAGTAAGAATCTTATACAATAGTTTGTCATCTGCTAAACTAAGTTGAGAATATTTAGATAGAACCTCATCAAATCTAGAAGCCCACTGTTGTTCTGTTTGTCTTCTATTCATCTTAACATTGACATACTCTTTTGGAAGACCAAAGTTATCAATAAAGTATTTACCAAAACTCTGACCTAAAGAACTTTGTTTGATTGCTTCTCCTCCCCTTTTCATTTGAGAGTATATAGGAGCACCGACATTAGCACCCACTGTAGATGTAGCTTTAGATATAAAACCTAAATCACTAGCTACTTTCCCAGTATCTATTGATACACCTAAGTCAGCATAACCTTTTTTCAAAGCAGGTAACATTGAGTTTGTAAATTTAAACATAGCAGGAGAAAGAACGCCACCGCCTACAGTACCATAAGCCATATTAGATACTCTGGTTTGTCCTTCTGCTTCATCTACATAGCCAAGAGGTGATGACAGAGCACCAACCATAGCGCCTGCTTTAGCAGCACTCCAAAGATTCTTAGCTTTCATACCCGGTATGACCCAACCTACAGGGTCTCCTATTAAACCTGCAGTATAAGCTGCAAGTATAGTACCTCCGTATTCAGGGTTAGATATGTACTCATTGAGCTTAGCCATATCTTCAGCCATCTCTTCTTCTTGTATGTTAAATAATTGTTTGATTCCACGATAGGTATCAGCAGCCCCTAGGCGTGCAGCAAATGCAGCCTTGTCCGCTACTGAATCTTGTTCATATGTTTGTCCTAAAGAGGGTGTTTGTGCGAAACCTTGTAAACTTATAGTGTTAGTTTTAGGTTGCTCCTCTCCATCTTTAAACTTTGATAAGTCTATAGTTGCCAAGTTGACTCCTTTTATTTAGGCATTACTCTTGCGTTGGGCAGTGTGATTCCTTGTTTTTGAAAGTAATTAAAATTTCTAAACTTCCAATCTTGAAAAGCCTTTCTAGTCTTTTCGTTTTTAACCTCAATAAATTGTGGCATTTTTAAAGTATATCTACCGTCCTCATTTTTTTCTGCTGTGTCAAACTGAGTAACTTTAGTTTTAAGAAGACCTAAAGACCAAGCATCCGAACCAAACCCAGATTTAATTGGATTTTCTGGAGCAGAGTCTTTGTGTTCTTTAGGTTTTAAAATGTTAATGACAAACTTTTTAATGTCTTTTACTGTGTCTGCTATAATATTCCCATTCTCTTTAACTACCTCATCAAATGCTGTAGTGTCTCCCATAACTACATCACTATTATCAATAGCATTCATAGTTTGAGCAGTTACTGTTTGGTTTGCTATGTTTTGATTGCCATAATTTGGCTCTACTTTAGGAGCTGTTCCTGTAAGTTCAGGAAGAAAATCAAATGCTTTGTCTTCCATTAGTTTTGAAGCGATACCTCTAACTGCATCCACAGACAAATTAAATGTGCTTTCAGGAGCACCTAATTTAGTTATGTTACCTTCTGCGTTTGTAGTAGCACTACTTATATCTTGACCCATAACTCTAGCCATTGCAGAATCAAAAGTTTCTCCTGCTTTTGCAATGATATTATTATTTTCATCAGTTAAATTTTCTGTTAACTTAACATCAAACATAATAGGTGAACCAACAATACCATTAAGAACGCCATTGATTAAACCATCTCTGCCTTCCATACTATAAAGAGTAGTGTCCCCTGATTTTTCAAATTCAGTTTTGTTCTGTTCCCAGAGTTTTCCTAAACCGTTGCCTTTCATAACAGCTTCCATTGCTTCAGAGCCCGCACCCATATATAAGTCGTACATACTGTCTATTTCACCGCCGTAACTCTCTGCTCTTTTCATTACCTCATATACCATATAGTCTAGTTCACTAGGAACAGCATCAAGATTAGAAAATTCTCCAGTTTGAGGAACTGCTAATTGAGTACCTTCACCAATAAACTGTTCGTCTTTAAATGTAGCCTCATATTGAGTCTGTAAGTTTTTGTATATTTTGTCAGCGTCAGCATCTATTTCTTCTGCGGGGTCTGTAGCAGCATACTTAGTTATAAGAGCTCCATCAGATTGGTATCCTACATTACTGCTTGATGTACTAGGGTTAGTTGTACTAGAAGAAGTTGCACCTCCACCACTAGTAGCCTGTACAACATCTATAGTTACTGGTTTAATAGAAACATTACCAGCGTTATCAGAAGTTATTTGATATAGGGCTGTGTTTCCATCTTTTCCTACAATTTCTTGGAACTCACCTAAAGCTAATTTTCTTTTTAATTCTTCCGCATTAAGTTCAAGCTGTTTAGCTAACTCGTTTATTCTCGTTTCTTCTTTTTCTGTTCTAAAAGTTAAGTCTTTGTCTTGTAGTTCTAAAGAACTTGTTCTATAAGATGTATCGGCAGTTAATTTTTTCTCATCAAAAGCCTGTCTAGTATCTCTCTGGTCTAGTTCTCTATCTGTTTGCCCCATTGTAGTATTTTTAACTTCAACTTCTCTAGCTTTATCTCTAAACTGTTGGGCATAATTAGGAAGACCTGCAGCTACAAACTGTCTAGATATGTGCAGTAAATCTGTAGGACTATTAGGGTCTCTGTTTGCATTTTGAGACATAATAGTATTTACAGCCTCAGACTTTTCTTCTTCAGGAGTTTTCATTCCCGCCATACGAGCTAGTCCTTGAGCCATCATACCGCCTTCTAGACCTGCAGCATACACTGCTACACGACCTCTCCCTAGCTGTGCCATCTGAAGAGCTCTATCTCTTATCCCCGCGTTTTCATTAGAAGCGACATCAAATCCACTCATACCTTGAAACATTCCTTCTGCCATATTATCCTCTCTTATACACTAAATAGTGATGATGCAAATTGTCCTAACATACTGGACCTTCCTGCAGATTTAGCTGATAACGCATCAGCCCAGTTCATAGAAGAAGCACTCATACCTGCCATATTCTTAGCTGTGTGTGAGCCTTGTCCTGTTTGTATTGATGGTGAGAAATAAGGATTAGCTTGACCTGCAAGGTTAAATCCTGCTTGTGCATATCCTTGTTCCCTAGCTATCTGTGAATCTAAAAGAGCTTGGCTCTGCATAAATGTGTCATTCTGTAAACCTAAATCTCTTCTACTAATGTTATCTAATCTAGCTCTTTCGTCCCAATAATTAACAGTGCTATCATCTGTTCCTCTAGCAATTGCTTGTTCTTTAGCTCTTAACTCCGCTAAATTATCTCCCTCTGTAAATAAACCTCTCTGTTGATTAAAGAGATTCTTTTGCATTTCCATAGGGTCGTAAGTGCTTATCTCATCTCCAAAAGATTCAGACCTACCAAGAAATCTTTCCATAACTCCACGAGCATCATCAGACATTTCTTGAGTAATAGTTTTGTTTTCTCTATCATAAGTAACAGAGCCTAAAGGACCACTAATATCCCAAGGTAATGACCTTTCATATGCTAAATCGTTCATAGCTACTTGTCTGTTGTAATCATCTTCTGCGTATCTAGCAGAATTACCCATACCACCTAATAATCCACCTAAAGGAAAACCAAATGTTGATTTCTTTTTTGGCTGTTGTATGTAGTTTCCTACTCTACTCGTGTAACCATAATCGTTTGGTCCTGTTCCTGTTCTTGTGGAAGCGTACCTACGAGCCATATCGTTTTGTCTATTGCCTGCATTTTGTCCTGCAAATAATGCCATTTCTATCTCCTAATTAACTAATTATGTACAACAACCAAGCACCACCACTACTTCCTGATGTTGCGTTTTGACCTGCTTCTCCAGCACCACCATTTCCACCACCACCACCAATAGTGATTTGTAATGAATGGTCGTTACCATCGGCATTGATTGTGTATGTTCCTGTAGCTGTGCTACCTGCTGCTCCGCCTGTTCCTGCACGATTATCTGGTCCTGCACCTGCTGCGCCTGTTCCACCATCTGAAACTGTACTAGACCACGGAGGATTTGCCCAACCACTCGGTATTGAAAAATCATTAGCACCACTACGAGTTCTATCACCACCGCCATAAGGACCATAAGCACCGCCAGAAGCAGTTGCTATTGTTTGCCTTACATTGCCACTTGAATCTAAAACTTTAAGGATAGTATCACCACCCGAACTACCAGCAGTTGCTCCTGTAAAACCTTCCGCACCACCACCTCCGCCTCCTCCACCAGAAAGTTTGTACTGGACAGAAGTTTCAGCAACATCTAAAGTATAAGTGCTGGAACTTGTAAAGGCTTGTGCGGTTTCTGAGTAGTATGTCCAAATCTTTGTGCCATTAAAATACACATTTGACATATCAGTACCATTAAACTTAACCTTCCCATCAGAGGCTAACACAGTACCATTAAAGTATATATCGCTCATATTATGTAGTTACTATGTATAAATCTCCACCAGATGTATAAATCTTAGCGTGTCCGTAGACAGTTTGACTTGCTCTTAGTGCTGCGTGTGTTGTCACATCTGCATCAATAGCTGCTTGTACCATTGCTGTACTAGCTGCTTGTGTTGTATTTGTTGAAGTAGCAGCAGTAGGTATAGTAGGTATTCCAGTTACAGTCAAAGTTCCTGCTACTGTTGCATTATTAGATGCAAAGTCTTCTCCAGAATCTCCATTTAAATCAGCTTTAGAGTTAATAGCTGTTCTAGCTGCTACAAATTCAGAATTAAAGTCAGCCCCTGATATTACTTTTGCTGCGTTTGAATCAGACAAAGCATCTTTACCTGCCCAATCTACCGCAATTGTATAATCACTCATCGTATTTTCCCTTGTAAATGTAAAATTGATAAATCTTGTATTGAAGCATCATAACCATTACTTATAATACTCATATTTAATTTTAGTGTTTTTGCACTACCTGTTAATGAAGTTCTATATTCGGTTAATCCATACACAGGAGTAAATTTAGAAGCACCATACAAAGAAGTAGAAGCACCCCACAAAGCTATAGTTCCTGTAGTTGGAGGAGCTAGAGTTATAGTTGTGCTGTTTGTTGGATTAATGCTAAAATCTTTATACCATTGTAAACCAAGTGTAGCACCTGAACCACCTTCTAAAACTAGTATCATTTTTTTAAGCAAAGAAGCAACACTTCCTTCTGTTAGCGGTATCCATATAGAAGACACATCAGCAGTAATAGCAGCATTAGTATAGCTGGCTGCTGAACTAACCCACGCCAAATCAGTATCAAAATATCCTTCATATCCTGCTATGCCTCCATCTTTTTGTCCTGCTAACAAACCATATAATTCAGTGTATGTTAAACTATATGGTTCTCTATCATTACTAAATGACCAAGTAGTAATCCTTGGTGCTTTGTTAGGTGTAAAATGTTTAAAGTCAAAAACATAATTAATATTTAAAGAAGGAAAAGAAACAATATAAATTCCTTCGTTTTCTACATAAACACTTTTAATTTCTGAGCTTTGCCCTATGTTTCTAATTAGTGTGTCTTTAATGTTTTGTGTTAAATCCATTAAAGGAACCTTATCTTTTTCTGAAGTACGAGCTAATGACCTTAGTCCAGTTGAAGACATAAATAATAAATCATCTCCGACTGCTTGTACTGAATCTCTAGCTATACAACCAACACCTTTAATTACTTCGTTTAATTTAATGCTTCCTATTATATCAGGGCTTTCGTATAGTGCTATGTTGTTCTTACCAAAAATTGCAAGCTGACCATAAAAAGGAGCTATAGCTACAATATCATCCTTTCCCCATACTTTTTTTAAATCTAAAGAACCGCCACCACTCGATGTCGTATAATCATCAGAGTCTAATAAAGCAGAATAATGCAAAACATCTTTCTCTTCTTCTACTCCTCCGACCCACATACGACCATAAAATCCTGTGCCACAACTAGGCTTAAATTCACCTGAACTTACGGTAGGAGGTCTAGTAGCATTATCAAAAGCTGCCCATTTAGAGCCTGCGCCTGCTGCACCACTATATCTTTGAGGTACAATTCCTTCGTGTAAACAATGTAATCTATTGTTAAAATTTATAAACTGCCAATCTCCTGTGCTATTAGCAACAGTATGTTTAACATCAGCACCGCTACTAGGAAAAGCAGCATTAGGCGAGGTAAAATCAACTGTGTAAATAGAAGTACCGTGACTAGCAAATATTTTATTAGTTCCAGAATCATTGTGTTCTACTATAGAATTTATAGCTGCACCACTTGGAACTACTTTTTGTTTTAAACCTTTTCTAAAAGATATTCTTCCAGACTCTCTTAATACTACGTTATCAGCCTTAGTAAGAAAAGAAGGGTCTAAAGCATTAGGATTGCTTTGAGTATTTAAACCATTTACACCAAAATTAGGTAAAGGCTGTACTGTTAATTGTTTAGCCATTACACAACATACCAATCAGTATCATATTTAGAATTACCACTATCTCTCATAACTGCTTGATTTAAAACAACCATTGCTTCCGCAGCAGCAGCACTTGATTGTGTTCCTCCGTCTTCTCCTCGTTCTGCTATAGCTCTAGCCCAAGCTCCTAACACAATAGGTTGAGCAGGTATTTTTAATACTGTAGCAGCTAAAGTTAAATCATCTTGATATTTAACTATATCAAAAGATATTGTTTGTGCTTCTGTAGGTATAGGCGATAAATCTACTTTAAGATTATTAGAAGAATCTGCTCCGTTAAAACCATAATGATTAGGTTCTCCTGTAGGGTCAGTCGGATACTTAATGCTGTTTAGATATTGTTGTGTCACCGGTGACAAACTATTTCCTGTAGAATTATTTGTTACATCTAAAACTTTAAACTCTTGACCTGAAGATAAATTATAATTCTTTGTAGCTGCTACTGTAGATACGTTAACAGTTTCTCTAAGAACTAACCAATCGTGATAAGTCTCAGCAGTTCTTTTAGTATCATTAACTAAAGAACCAATTACTTTTTGATAATCAGAAACTGTGCTACTATCATTTATATTTCCAGACCAATTAGAAGATATAGTTTCTTCTCTTAGCCTTATTAATACTTGATTTATTAATTCTCTATAAGTCATCTATTTTCCTTTTGCTAGTTGAGCTCCAAAGTAAAACTCAATAATCATTGTTGCCCATCCAAAGATTTCATCCATTTTTAAAACTGAGCCTGCTTGTATTTGTATGTACTCTACTACATCTGGTGTAAACTGTATACCAAAGAAACTAAATCCTTCTATAGTATTAGGTATTACTGTTGGCACATTAAAGAATACAGGTGCTACCTGAGTAAATATAATTAGTGCTAGTATGACAAATATAATAACTCGTCTGTTAAGTGCAGCCATTGGACTCTCTTTGTCTGCCCTATCTCTAGCTTGGTTTATAGAATCATTGCGTGCTTGCAAGTTCTGTATCATTAGTTTTTGGTTTTCTGATGCTGCTTGACTCTTAAGTGCAAACAACTTAGCTACAAAACCTAAAGCTATTGGTGCTACATTTGTTAATAACGCTATCATATTGCTAACCTCACAGCGTCTACAACACCTACTTCTGTAATAAAATAATAAAGCAGTGCTCCGTAGACGCCCCATTTAATCTGCATTAAAGAAGTGTTTATCTTAATAATACATTTATTAGTATCGTCAATTTTACTAAACAGCTTACCTATTTGTGATTGATGTCTGTCTAGTTGTAATTGCATACGATTTAATTCGTCCATTATTTTTTCTTTTTCTTCATTGGTGGACGCCCTCTTTTCTTACCGTAAGTTCCTTTTCCGTATGGCATATTATCTCCTTAGTTTGCTAGTGGATTATCTAATGATTCTTGTATCCGTTTGTTTATATCCTCTTTAGTTTTTTCTACCTTTATCTCAAACCTATCTAACTTTGTGTCGTAGTTAGTAAGTTTAGTATCTACTGATTGTAACTTAGTATCTACTTTAGATTCTAAAGACCATTGACTATTGCGTAGGTCTGTCATATCTTTCTTTAATTCTATCTTTATAGCATTAGCGTGCTCTTCAATTCTGATTACATCTGATGATGTCTTTTGCATTGCTCCTGCTATAGCGTCAAGGTCCAAATTTGCGATTCCTTCGACTTTCTGGTACATAAGAAAG